ACAAAGAGTCTATCGTTTTTAAACCAAACGAAGGACCACAAACAGATTTCCTTGCTTCATCAGAACAAGATGTATTATACGGAGGTGCAGCAGGAGGAGGAAAGTCTTATGCGATGTTGGTAGACCCACTTCGCTTTATGCATAGACCTTCCCATAGAGCATTACTTCTAAGAAGAAGTATGCCAGAACTAAGAGAATTAATAGACAAATCAAGAGAACTATATCCAAAAGCTTTCAACGGAGCTAAATTTAGGGAAGTTGAAAAGTTATGGAAGTTTCCTTCGGGGGCAACATTGGAGTTCGGATATCTTGACAGAGACGCTGATGTATATCGGTATCAAGGTCAAGCTTATAGTTGGATAGGTATTGATGAATTAACACAATACCCCACCGAGTTTCCACTTCAATACTTGCAATCACGATTAAGAACAACAGACCCAGAGATAAGAACTTATATCAGGTGTACTGCAAACCCCGGGGGTGTCGGTGGACATTGGGTAAGAAAGAGATATCTTGACCCTTCACCACCAAATACTTCATTTGAAGGTCCAGATGGACTGTCAAGAAAATTTATTCCAGCAAGGTTAGATGATAACCCATACCTATCAGAAGATGGTAGATATGAAAAAATGCTGGAATCTTTACCTCCAATACAAAAGAAACAATTATTGGAAGGTAACTGGGATGTTGCCGAAGGTGCAGCATTTGCAGAATTTAATCCAGAGATTCATGTAATCCCACCTTTTAAGATACCTAC